ACGTAGCTCGATAGAGTTTTCTCTCTTTAAAGAGGGCCTCTATGAAAAGCGACGTAAGTGATTACTTAGAGTTGCTGCAGGCTGTCTATCTAGACGCGTGCAGCCAGTGCACTGCTGTTGTCTCGAGTCGTGACCTAAGAACTATACGGTCACGTGTCGAACATGAGGGAATTTCGTTTTTAACGATTACCCTCCCCGAATTCTGTAAAGGATTCGAGGCAGCTCTTGAAATAGGCTGCATAGATCCAAAATGGCGCTCGACCTACTTTCGTAGGTTCAAGTTCCACCGAGGAGGCCCGGTATTTCTTTCGGGGTTCCTCGATCTAGTGTTCGACTATGAGACAGGGAGTTTACGACATGACCAAGATAATCTTGGCTCTCATCGCATTCCCCGTGTGGTTGAAGCTGTTAGGCAGATATGTCTACTCTTCAAGAAAATCCAGATCCCCTGTAAAGAGGATCGGAACACACTCGCGATTGAGAACTTCATCAACGTTGAGCGAAGCTTTGACGATTTTCTGCTCCAACAGTCAGATACCGCCAAATTTTTGGCAGTCTCTGATGTGTTATGGGGTTCTTTGGTATATTCTTTACAGAATTTACCTATTACCCCCCGACACGGCCCTGGAGCTACTGCGGAAGGCATTTCCGGAAATCGGAAATATCGCATCCGTAACTGGCATGAGCGCCTCGATAATTACTTCCCGTTTTACGAAACGTGCTATGTATTATCGGCACGAGACGAGAGACGGATCGAGGATTTTCCACTCATTCCGGTGGACCAAGAGATTCCCGTTAAGGTATCTCTGGTTCCGAAAACTCTCAAGGCTCCCCGTATCATTGCAGTTGAGCCTGTTTGCATGCAGTATGCACAGCAAGCCCTTCGCGCGCTTCTTTACGATGCGATCGAAGAGTTTGAGCTGACAGCTGGTCACGTAAATTTTACGTCCCAACTGATAAATCAGCAGCTCGCAATGAGTTCCTCGTCGACAGGTCGGTTAGCAACGATCGATCTTTCCGATGCTAGTGATAGAGTTCCTCTTGACCTGGCGTTAGGAATGTTTCGCTCGAGTCCTGATATTCAGGGCGCGGTCGAAGCTTGTCGTTCGAGGTTCGCAAAACTTCCGGATGGTCGAATTATCGGCCCTCTGAAAAAGTTTGCGTCTATGGGTAGCGCTCTCTGTTTTCCAACTGAGTCGATGTACTTCTACACTATATGTGTAGCGGCTCTCTTGGAGTACCGAGGACTCCCTATTACTCGCAGAAACGTTTTTCGAGTTTCTCGCGATGTATACGTATATGGTGACGATATAATCGTTCCCACGTACGCAGCAGAATTCGTTCTTGACAACCTGCGCAAGTACAATTGCAGGCCTAACCCCTCAAAGACCTTCTATTCTGGAAAGTTTAGAGAGTCTTGTGGGATGGACGCTTACGATGGTTGGCCGGTTAACCCGGTTTATCTTCGGAGAGTCGTCCCGAGAACGAAGTTGGACGCTTCTGAATTAGTCTCTTGGTCTGCTACTGCCAATCTCCTTTTTCTTAAAGGTTACTGGCGGGCAGCAGAGTTCATGCATTCACAGTGTGAACACATATTGCGGGTATATCCCACAATACCTAAGGACTCTTCAGGAGTTGGGCGTATCTATACGATAGGCCAAAAGCCAAAGTACCGATTTAATCGGGACCTCCAAGTCCGTGAAGTACGGGCTTGGGTCGTTAGTCCTGTGATCCGTAAGGATCCTTTGGACGGATACGCTGCTCTACAAAAGTCATTACTTAACCTCTCTCGAAAGAGGGAAGGTCGAGCTGTGACCTTGGAGCAGTTTGCGAAAGGAGATTTTATATTTCCTTCCGACAAACAGCACCTAGAGCATTCAGCCATGTACGGAGCATGTACACTGAAACTCCGTTGGGTGCCGGCCTGAAATAGCCGGCTCGGGGCTTA